GGTTGCTCCTGCTCCACTTGCAACTGCTCTAAAGTCTTCATTTGAAGAAGGTGTTTCTGAACAAGCTAATTTTGCATAATAAATATCGCCATCATTTGTGACTATATTTGCTCCATAAAACCAATGTTTTGTTCCATCTTCTTTCTTTAGAACTACACAAATGTTGTTCTTAGGATCGATTGTTTCTGGGATTGTGTTTCCATTTCCCTCTGTTAAACTAATCATTATACAATATAACCTCATAGGGAGTATTTAAGTATTCTCTTCTACACCTTTGTCTTTTGAATAGAAGATACTGCTGAGGCAGTAGCAAGAGAATCAACTTGATCCAAATCAAAGCCATCTATTAAGTTTTCCCCTGCCTGAATGGTTGTTCTACCTTCAGGATAATGCCAAGTTATCTGTTTTACTATTACATCTGCTGATCCCTTTCTATTTACGATTGAAATTTTATGATTTTCCCTTAGATTATTAGCCAAATAAGGTAATTCTATTTGGTATCGTTGTCTGGTATCTTTGTTATTTATAATTAAATATTGACCTAATCTTTGTAAATCCCCATATTTTGCTAATTGTGGGACAAAATATCTTCGAGTTCTTTTTCCATATGTATTTATTGAAGTAGAATCACTATGTGTGAATGAATTGCCTGTAGAGGCAGATGTATCTTCATAATCATATTCTACTTTTACTAATGTCTTACTATTTGAAAATGTTATTTTTCTTTCATCATAATTAACAGTATAATCTGTGTCTTGTATTAGTGGTATTAAATCTGACCCATGTGTTATTCTTAAATTAACAGGGAACTTGCTTGTTGTATGTGTGGTTCCATTTGAAACTGTCCCAACAGAATCATATGCATGTTTTAAAAACTGCCTACCGACTAACTCTACATCATTGACTAAATAGTTATCAGACTTTCCCATACCTAATATTTTAACTCCTCTGCTTTCCTCACCCTGTCCACTTTTTAATGTTAGACCTGTTGTTATACCACTATCATCTTCTAAAAAGAATGTCTTTACTCCATTAGACCAAAATGCAGTTTGTGACAAACCATTCAAAATAGTTCTTACATTTGCAAGGAATGAACCCTCTGCAATATATTGACCTGTTAATGTATGACTTGTATAATTAGTACTTATTACTTCAAATGATGAATCTGCTAAGTTTAAGAGAGATTTAACCAAGTTTGTTGTTGTAGTTATAGGATATAAATTCTTTTTTACTCCTCCCACTGAAACTCTAGTAACATATGATGAATCTGCTGGAACACTGTTACTAAACTGTGATGAGTTAAAGGTGTGATTTAAAATAACATTCCCATCTCCTTTACAAGAAATTCTCTTGTTTTTTGTTTTATCATCAACCCTAAAAACTGTTCCACTGAACTTTATTGTTGTAGGTGTTGATGCACTCATGATAAGTATTTGTGCCTCATTATTATTTAAATGCCCTCCTGTGTATATTTTCAATTGATATGCTATTCCATCCCAATCATTAGTTGCATTATTAGAACCATCTCTTCCCTGACCTAGCCAAATATCATTATTTGTTGCTAAGGTGTATGGAGGTTTTGGTGAATCACTTGATCCTGTGTTTGAAGTATCTAATGTTAAAGAATCCAATGATGTGTTTCCATTAAACCATGAACCTTTTTCAAGTCCGTTAAAGGAAAATCTTATTTTATTATCACCCTCTCTCCATAATCTAATTGTAAATCCTTTACCTGCTATAGGTGCATTTACAGCAGCATTACTTGATGTATAACTCCAATCTTGTCTAAATTCCCTTTCTATAGAATTATATCTTACTCTAGCATAAGTAGCCCACTTATTATCTACTGCTGAACCAGAACCATATGGTTGCTGTTTGAAAATAACACCAATTTCTATACCATTGCCTGAAGAATCTATTTTACTAAAAAATATTTTTTTATCTCCAAGAGTTGCTCCTGATGAACTTACAGTTCTTAAAGAAGATGTAACTACAATATCAAATTGTCTTGCAAAATCAAATTTTGAATCATGGTCTATGGTTGTTTTTGTTCCATGATAAATTATTCCATAATTCATTCTATTTCGTGTTGCTTGTGTTGATGTATTTGCATAAGTATTACCCCCACTAGATTTACTTTCATTTGGGTTAACAATATCATCAAATGAATCATCACCATCAAGACCATATCCACCTTCGTCTTTGGTTGTTCCTTGAAAATTATAAACGGCAGTTAGGTTTGAAACATCTCCTATATCCTGTATATATTGTACCTTGTCGTTTTCATTTACATTTACCTGTGCAGGAACTACAATTTCTGCTGTGTCAACTGTTCTTGTTCCCTCTTTTCTTATAATTGAAGATATTGGTTTTATTTCCTGTGTGCCACCTGAATTTGTAATTAGCACTTTAACTAATTTTTTGGTCAACTTGCAATTACCTGTGTAAACGTTGGCGAGCGCTCTCCATAGCCGTTAGAATTCTTTGCCCTTACATATGCCTCATATGTTTTACCATTAGCAGAAGAACCTAATGTTATTTGAACAGATGTTGAAGATATGTCAGGCTCGTCTAACCATGCAGATGTTCCCACTTCCCTATAAAACACAGTATAAGTAACACTTCCATTAGTTGTTCTTGGTGCAGTCCAAGAAGCATCCAATCTGCCTGCAGCCCCAGATGCCACAGCATAATCTTTTGGTGAGGATGGTGTATCTAAAGCATATGCTGTAACTACATCACCTACCATAAATGTTATTGATGCACGTATTGTTGCAGGCTCATTACTTGGAACTCTAAAACTTACTTTTGTTATAGTTCCTGCCTTTTTAAAATCAAATGGTGCATTCTGTGAAAATACATTCGTAATATCACTGTCTGCGTCTATACAAAATTCAAAACTATCACTAACTGATTTTGGAACAAATTTAGTTTGTAAATAACTTACTTGCTCCCATACTTTTTGTATGTTTGCTCCCCATGTAAATCCCTGTGTTGTATTGGCTGCACCCATGTTTGAACTCTCTTCTTTGATAAGCCAACTAATAGAAACAGTAGAAGAGTTGCCCTCTATCTTGACCACAACTTGCGACTCATCATCTTCTTCTGGTAAAGGCATTGGTGATGCAGGGGAATTATAGTCAATACTCAAATCATCAAATATAGGAATTTGGTACCAATATGAAATATAGCCTGAACCTCCTGACTCATCAAATCTTCTTAAATAAATAACTCCCATCTAAATTCCTCTCCTACTATTAGATTTGTTTAATACCTCTAGAACTTTTGCTTCAAATGTGTTCATTGTTCTGTCATCAACATCTCCATAAACATTTATTGTTATATTTGATCCTCCTGAACCACCGTTTGGTATAACTGTTTCTGATCCTCTTTCTCCAAATGAATATCTTTGCCCAGACTGTCCTACACCTAATATTGGTTCATTGATAGTTCCACCATGAGCCATTTTGTTAATTCCTCCTTTAAACATTTCTTGTGCAAACCAACCCATTGCTTCCTGTGCTGTCATATGACCCTCTGCTATCTTCAACTGTGCAGAAGTTGTTTTTGTTCCAATTTTTTGTAATCCTTCTTGTTTCAAATGTGGTGACATAAATTGTGTCCACTTATTAATATCCTGTGCTAGTTTAGCTTGTGATGTTCTTATAGCGTCATTCTTTGGTGAATTAGTTAGTGCAGCTAATTGTGATGCAAGTAAGCTAAATTTAGATGATGTTTCAGTTGTCTGTCCATTTATTGCACTAACAATAGCTGTTGCATCTCTTATTGCAGGCTGTGTTTCAGCAACATTGATGGTACTACCGAGTGCTGTTGCAAGATCGGCAAGTCCACCTTGAATATATTCTTTTGTTTGACCTGCTATCAATGCTAAAGGAGATAATCCATATATTATCTTCATAATACCTCCAATACCAATCAAAATATTTTGCAACACAGGTGCTATAATATCTCCTATATACATACCCATTTCTTGCATGATTGGTAAATACTGTTGATAAAATGGTATAATGAATTTTCTAAGTAACATAATCATAATTGGTCTCATCATAAAACCAAAGAAATCACCTATTGGTCTTAATATCATCATAATACCAAAATTAAGTAGTTTTAACATTTGTTGAAACATAGGTGATGAATCTATAATCATTTTACCCAATGCCATACCACCTGCTAAAGCTCCTGCACCCATACCAATTGCAGCACCCTTTCCATGACCACCGAACATTTTATTCCATTTTGAATTTCCACCAAAGTGTTTTTCAAAACTAGCATCTATTTTATCATACATTCTTGACCCCATCATTCCTTTATTTCCACCCAACATTTCATATTTTTCTTGCTCTTTTTCAGTTGGTGCAATACCTTGACTCATCTTTTCTTCTAATGCTTTACGTTCTGTCAAAGCTTCCAATCTGGTACCCATTAATTCAGTTATCATTCCTAACATTGGTAAATTTGAACGAGTTGCAACCTCCAATAATCTTCGAGACTTCATACGCTGATCTTCATGTTTTCTCAGTCGTTCATTAGAACTTTCTCTTGCTTTTATAAGATCAGAACTCCACTTGTCATGCCTTATAGCCTCATTTATTTTCTTATCCTGTATATCTTTAGCGTCATCAGATGACATTTGATTTGCTGCTGCTGCTGCAGCCTGCATTTTTATTATTTTTTGAACACTGGCATCAATATTTTGACCGAATTGTATAAAGCCAGCAGATAAACCTTGCATGTTATTTGTAAGTGCATCCAACTTTTTTGTTAAAGCATCTATATTTTTTATCTGGTCAGTCATAGCCTGACTCATCTTTTCAACTGATTTTTGGATGTCGCCTAAATCGTCTGCCATATAAATCCTAGAATCTCTTTCTATTTAAGTTTGCTTGGATATTCATCCTATTCTGCTCGTCTTTCCAAGCGTGTATTAATGCGTCTAAATCATTACAAGCGTGTTGGTTTACTTGTTGTTTTGTCCAACCGAATTCCCTTGCGAAGAAATAGTAGATACTGGTAAGGTATTTTGAATTTCCTCCCCTACGAATGTCTCCACCCACTCTTCTAAATATTTCATTAAAGGGTAGTCTTTCATGACCTCCGACATGATAAGTTTGGCTTCACTAACCTTCAGATTTCTAATCTCGGCAATTTCGTTGACTTTGAACGGTGCTTTTTTTATTACCGTTGTTAAAATAAGTTGCCTATATAATGGAATGTTTACTTTTGGTTTTGCTACATCTGATAAATCCAAACATTTGTTTAAAATGTTTTCTAACTCACCAAATGTTATATCATCTTCATATTCAATGGTTTTTGTTTCTGAACCAAAAAGAACATCGAACTTCTTAATAGCCATATATATTGTGTGAGAGATTGATATAAAAGTCTTTCTACTCTTCTGCTGACTCAGAGTTGAGTGCTGCTATTGTTACAGTCTTAAACTGCCAATTAATTTCTTCAAAAATTGGTTCTACAGGTTCAAATCCTGATACTGAATGATCAGTAATAGCTAGTCCTGATCCTGTTATTGTAATTTTTTCATTTGTATTATCTTTAATGAATGTTAACCTAAACTCTGGGCTTCCTCCAATTGTTTCTGAGTATGTTCCACTTGAAGTTCCTGCCTTTACTTGTTCTAATACTTTTTCTAATAGTGATTTGTTTATCAAAGATGCTTTAAATGATCCTGTCATGTCCAATACTCTTCTGTATGAAGATACTGCAGCATGTGAATTCAAACCATAAAGTAATTCAGTATTTTGTGTAAAGTTGATTGATGCTTCTTGGCATTGTACTACTGTTGCTCCACCCACTGTTAATTCTGCGTGTGCGAAAGTGTATGGAAATTCACTTGCAGGTTTTACTGGTGCCGTTCCTAATGATGTTGATGGTGCTGTCTCTTTACCATAAGTAACATCTGTTGTGCATTCAATAATTCCTCCTACTGAAGCACTTATATTTAGTGAGTTAACTACTCCACCTTTTAATGTTCTAACAATATCTGCTGAAGCTCCGTCAAGACCTACTTCAATCTGAACAGTTCTTGGTTCTTTATTTAAGCCGTTTGATGCATGTGGGTAAGTATGAGTATATGGGTTGCTACTGCCTGTGGTGCTAGGTGCGCCTAAAACAGCTCCAAATATCCAAGGATTAGACAAAACAAATCCTACAGAAGCAGTTCCCTGTTGCTGACCATAAGCAAACTGATCAATAGTATTTTTGTTTAAAGCTGGTAAATTTATTCTGTTGTTTGTTAGTGTTAATGTGGTTAATCTGTCTTGAAGCCCAAATTTCTTGTTGACTGTTGCTGAACCTGCATAAGTCGAGCCTTCAAATCCATATTTTAGATAACCATGCGAGCCTGTTCGTACCATATCTATTATCTAATGACTAAGTATATAAATATTAAGGATTTAGCTTCCTATATCTAATTATGAATGAGTGCCTAAACATATTCCTTAAAGTGTCATTGTCATGGTCAGACTGTTGAAGTATCAAATCGACGTAGTTTTCTCTCCTAATATTTGCCTTTATTATGGAAACTAACTCATTTACTATATTCTCGTGATGTTCCAAATTTTGATATGTGTAGACGTCTATTTTGACATAAATATGATGAAGGAAATCTTGACCATACAAACTAAAATAGTTAGGTTCTTCATGAGTTGGAGTTACCAAGATAAAGTCTCTTCTATCATCCATAAAACCAACTGATTTTTCTTCCCATTGGAATGAAACTTCTGGTTGTGATGTTAAACTCCAATTATCATTAATGAGGTTTTTTGTGTCTGTGCCTGTTGCATAGAGATTTGAATTTCCCATGTTTATATGTCTCCTGTGCTGTTATTAAGTATTCCTTTTCCTCTTACTCTTAACTGTACTAGTACGAAAAGAAGTTCTGTGGGAAAATGGTTTCCTAAAATTCTGCCTTTGTACTGACCTTTCCTTACCTCTTCCTTTTCTAGCACGTTTCATTGCAGGTTTATTAATATATGATTTTTTACCTCCTTCATATCGTGCAGTTTTATTAAAACCACGTAGTTGACTTCTTTTTCCACCAATTCCTCCTTTTGCAACTGGTGTCTCAAATATATGAAGTCCAATTAAAAATATAGCACTGTCTATAAAATTCATTTTTCCTTTTGGGGTTGCATTGAGATATTCTTCCGTTTTGTCAGATTTAAATAACATGTCCTTTTTTAAATACCAATCTCTTATACGGTTTATGTTAGGAAATTTTGGTGTTGATTTTATTGGTAATTTTTTACCTTTCATCATTTTATTAAATGAAGCCTTGTCAAATTTATCAGGCATTTGAAACTCCTCGCCCATTGCTATAGTAGAACTCTCGTCCTCTAACATTTCTTTTACCACACCTTCATTTTTAAATACCCTAGTAAATAATGACTGTATGTCAGTTGCAGTTTGTTTTAAAATATTTTTAAAATCAGCTTGTTGTTTTGGTGACATGCCCAATCCCTCAGTGTTAAACATAAGCCCCTCACTAAATAATGTTTTTTCATTTTCAATCCAATCAGTTACTGCCTTTTCTACGTTTCCTTTATAGTTAAACCTAGATAGTTCATCAGTTGTGGTGCCTATTTTTTTCTTTGTCCCAACACTTGCTAGTCTTTCCAAAGACCACCTGCCAGATTCCTTCATGTGTCTAACATGTTTTTTTGTTTGTGTATGAAATGCTCCACCATGCTCTTCTTTAGCGTTAAACTTTCTCCATAATTTGAGATATTGCCCAGTACGAGATTTGGCACTATTCAATTTTTCTAAATGGTAATATTCATCCATCATTTCATACATAACATCTTCTTTTATGTTACCATCATTAAATTCTTTTCTAAGCCATTTCTGAAAAGACAATTTTCTTGCAAACACTTTATGAAAAAATGGTTCATCAATAGAAAGGTGTAATTGAAATAATTTATCACCTGTTGTAACTTCTAATCTAAATGGCATTCCAGCCATATTATTTGACTCTGCGAAGCTATGTAGTTGTGCGTTTTTTGCTTTAATAAATGCATCAAGTATTTTTTTAATTGGCTTCCTTAGTTTTTTGTTTTCAGCTTGAGCCTGTGTTTGTCTTACTGCCCCTGCAGCAATATCTGCTCCAGACACCACTTTTTTGCCAGCATTAGTGGCTTGTTTCCACGACCCAGCCATTTCTATGGTATAAAGAATACTTCTTGGCGATTGTCTATGCAGTTTTCCACGTCTGCTCTCCACTCTGACTTTGATGATTCCATATTTGCACCGTTAGAACCTACTGGTAAAACATCCATTCTGAAACTAGAATTTAAAATATCTATTGCAGTTAATTTAATACAAGCATCAGCAACATCTAATGGAACTGTTTCATCTCCATAACGATATGTTACTCTGATTCTGTTTTTTCTAATAATTGTGAAAATATAACCTCTTAAAAACAATCTTCCATAAACTGGTTCAAAGTCATACCATTGTGCATCACCCAAAATATCAGTATAGTTTGACCCTGCACCTTCCCAGACTTCTATCCTATCTCCTGCAGCATATGAAAAGTCTCTACAGTTTCTATGTTGTAAAAATACAGGTGTACCCCAACCATAAGTATACAATAATGGTAAATCATGAATTTCTCTTGTTATTTTTTTATCTCTTCCAAAAGTATGTCCAATTCTACGATCTAGTTCTTCTTCCTTTCTGTTGATGATTTTTTCAACTTGAGTTTTATTAGGAGTACTAGTAGCAGTAATGGGGACTCTGAGAAAATCAGCGACATCCTCAACGGTGCAATATGTAACAGCCATATATAGATTAAATTGACTTTGTATTTAAGTTTACTTGAAAACAACGGTAAATTCTGCTGAGCCTGTGACATCAGCGTATATTCCGTCTTCAAAACGCCTGTTTATTCCAACATACGTTCCCTGAGATTCTGCGAAAATAGTAAATTCTGTAGCTCCAGAGCCACTAGTTCCATTTTTAAATATGCATTTGGCTCCACTCCCACCTGTTTTTGTCACATAGACACTAACCACAACGCCATGATCACCTTTTATGGTGGTATCACTGTTGAATGATTTTACAGCATGATTAAGTTCAACCATACATGTGCTATAATCACTTCATATATAAAGATGACCCCCCCATAGTTAACACTAGAGGGGGAAAAGTTGTAAAACGTTGTTAAATCCTCCAACGCCACAAATGTGTAAGTCTCTGACTCTCACTAATTATTGTATGAATCACTTGAATTTAAATATTAAAGAAAAAAAAGAAGGCTTATTTTGGACTCTAGTAGCCTATGACTAGAAACTCGAACACTTTTGATGCACAAGCTGAGCTTGTGTTTGGTGTTTCGGCGAATGCTGCTGTTGCGTTACCACCGACATCATAAAGAAGTATTTTCTCGTTTGCTTTGTCATATACTACTTCTCTTTTAGAATTGGTATATGTTGGTATTACTGCAACTAGTGTAGAGATTCTTCCCTCTTTGAGGTCGGCTGACACTCCGTTGGTTACATAGTTATCAGAAGCACCGAAGGTGACTTTGATACTATACATTCGCAATTTTGATACTAAAGCTGCATTCAGTGAGAGTGTTTTCCTCACGTTAGCGCTTGTCCAATCTGCTGTACTGATTGTAATTGCCATTGTTTTTTTATAAATGTTCACCCTTATAAATATACCGTATTATATAAGTCTTAAATAGGGTTCTAGCTAGTAAAAAAAGTTAATTAGCTTAGCTTAGCTAACTTAACTAACTTATTAAAAAAAAGAAAAAGGGGGGTTTGAATGGTTTGACTAAAGTTTAATATCTCTAATCTTACCTTGAGATTTGAAGTGTCTACAGACAGTTTCACCCATAGTACGATAAACACCTTTTTCAACAAAGGCGTTGTTTACGAATGGATAAGCTGGTGATCTTCGAGTTGCCTCGTAGTATTCTGTTGGAATTGCTACTTGGATTCCGATTCTTGGATAACCATATCCTTCTGCGTCTGATGTATCTAATGCGAATAATCTTCCGATTTCGCTTGAATCATCTGCGCTACTTGGGGCATCCTTTGATGGGATGAATGGTATTCCGTAAATTGAATCTACGTGAATTCCGACTCCAGTTCCTTTGAATGTTTGAATACCGTTTACATCAACTTGTACTAATTGCTCTCCGTAAGGATTTGGAATCCTGACTGATGGCATATACAAGCCTTGTATCTCGGAATAAACTTCGTGAGAACCTAGGAATACGTTTGGGTCTTTACCTGCTGCAATACGAATCTTTCGTA